ATCATCTGCGGTTGATGCAAATGTGTCTGATGTTGTTAAAACAACAACAGCATTAACGCCAGCCTCAGCCTTAGTTGTATCTGTAAGAACGGTCACTCCGTAAGCACCGCTAGCAAGTGTATCGGATAATACATATCCGTTTGTTACTGCTGCTTGAGCCTGTGGAACTGCAACAAAAAATGTGCTTGTCAGGGCTGCAGCCATAACTAAAGCGATTTTTTTAAATGAATTCATTATTCTCCTATTTCTTTTTATATTAGATTGAACCTATCCAAATAATCTTTTACGTCATCTGGTATAGGTTTATATTGTATCACGTTCTGGGGGAACACGTCAACTTGCTTTGGTCTATCTTTAAATGTATGGACCTCTATTTCCACATCCTGAGTTTTTGGTGTGTTAGATATAGCCCCAAAGACTGCTCCGCACACGGCATCTGCCAAGTCCTTAGATTTTTTGCGAGGGTGGTCAACTTTATCATTTTTCATAATTTTTAATTGAGTAAGTTCATCAAACAATAACTCAATAGATGGCATTACTAATCTCTCTTCATAAATTAACATTGCCATATCTTCATAATGTTTTTTAGCAACAGAAACTGTATTAGTCTTTATTCCAACCTGCTGCAATTCATTTTGAATATCAAACGATTGCCAACGGTCAAATGAAACTAGTCCTATATTAAATCCTAATCTTCTTAGATTTTGAATCCATTGTTTTACTTCGGATAAATTTACTGGCCCTTCAATTTTTGGCTCCCACCAAGCAACTGCATCAACTATAACAATAGGAGCAACTTGTTCGTAGTTATTAATTACTTGAATATTAACCCACTTATCAACATGTGCAATAGCAACTGCACACTTATCATGTTTTTGTGCAAGGTCAGCATGAACGTAATAAACTTTATTCGGATCTGGTTTAAAGGCTTCATCAAATCTTCTGAACTGATCTAAAGGATTCCTTAGTGTCATGCAAGATCTAACTTTTTCTGATTGTTTAAAAAATGCATCTGAAGCAAAAGTTGGAACACATGCAAATCTCATCATGGCATCTCCCAAGTCTGTATAAAAGGCTAACTTAAAGTCTTCAATACTTCTTGTTGGATTAACTTCCCACGTCGGTCTTTTTAATGCAAAGACTCCTGGAAATTTATAAGAAATGATAAAGTCCTCATCCCAGAAAACTTCTAAAGAATTTCCACCTGCATTTTCATCAAGAACAGGATTTAAAATAAACTTATGGCTTCTTTGGATAACATCTTTTTCTAAAATAACATCATCATACTTTTGTGAGATAAAGTCTCCTGGATATCTTGGAAAAGAAAGAAGTACAACCTTTCCTAAATCTGGAAAACGAGAATCTACAGAACCACGAAACGCTTTATAAATATTTTCTGCAGTCTTTCCTTGTTCGTTTCCTGTACCAACTTCACTAGCAAATCCAGAAATTTCATCAAGAACTGCAAGTATTAAATTTAATCCTTCGTGTGATTCTCTTTCTGAGTGTCCAGAGTATACTGTTATAGATTTATTAAATTCAATTGAGTCAACCTTAGCATTATACTTTCCAGCAAACCACGGAGACTTTTCTATCTTAGTTTTAAAACCTTTAAAAAATACGTTCTTGGCTTGTTGAGCATTGATGGCAACGTTAATAAGGTCAATAGCATCACCAGAAGGTTTCCCGAAATATCTAGCAGGATCTTTAAGACAAAGAAGTTTATAAACAATGTAAGCACAGGCAACGGTTGAAGTAAAGTCTTTACCAGAACCTTTACCCAATTGCAGGATGATTTCATTTTTTGTATACTTTTCATAATATTTTTCTCCTTCTTTTTCTCCTAATAAAAAACATAACTCTTCTTTTTTATAAATCTGACTCATTGCTTCAACAATGCTATATTGAATTTCAGATAGTCCTGGTTGACCCAAAAAATTTGCAGACTCTACAAAAGTCTTAGCGTCTACTGGTCTTTCTTCAAAAACATTATCTTCTAATGCTTCAAGAAAATCATTGAACATCGTGGACAACTGTGATTACCTCATTTTGTCTAGCAGCATCAGATAGCCTTCTCATAATCTTATCTCTGATCTCAGGGTGTTCGCTTGCAATATCTTTTAATATTTCCATTAAAATTTCTTGTCTTTTTTCAATTTCAACCATTTCTTCGGCAAGTTCTTTGTTTTCTAAAAGACCAGCCTTTTGTAGCATTTCAATTCTAGCCTTTTCAATATCTACTACTAGTTTAATTCCTTGTGTCTTCGCAGATAAATTGTTACCCAGACTTGCCTCATCAATAACCTCATAAGCCTTTGTAATTAATTTACCATAGTGGGCATCCATTGATGCTAGTGCTTCTTTTGCTCTAGCACGAATAGCATCATTTGCAGATGCCATAACTTTCCATTCATTAATTAATGAAACAACACGAGTTCTTGGAATGTCTAATTCTTTAGAAATTTTTGTTGGATCGTTACCTTTTAAGTATTCTTCTACAACTTTGTTTACTTCATCAAGATGAGAAACAATATCCTGTTCAGTTGACATTTTTCTCCTTTGCTATTTTTAATAAAACTAAATATCCAATCAAATCATCTATATCATTATCTCCAGGATAGTCAGTCCCTTTCATTAAACGACTTAATTTGTCATCAATCCTTACGTGAAGTTGTTCTACTGGATCTGCTTTACTAAAAATTCTTACTGGATCTAATGCAGAGTCTCCATAAGATATATTTTTTTCAATTAACATTTGGGCTATTGCCATACAAGTCATTAAGATGTCATTGCCAGATGGTGCAGAAAGAGCATGCATGTATAAATCGTTGTAAACAAAATCATCTACATCAGTATATACTGGCACTGGTTTCATCTTTTTGACTTCCTAAATCCAAATTTAGCAAGGTACACATAAATAGTTTCCACGCTAGCCCCACACTCCTTAGCAATATCTTGCGGAGACTTTTTATCCATAATATATCTTTTACGGAGCCAAGCCTCTGATGTATATAGTTTACCAGTCATAGGTCTATTTGTCAACTTCTGACTCAGAAATATCATAATTGTATGCATTTGAGTCTTCTAAAATCCACTTATCGTAACTTTCAACATCCCACTTATTTGTATTTACTAGTCTGTGAATTAGAAGATCAGGCTTAGTAACAAATGAAGGCTCGTATAATCTAATTCTATTGTTAGGCTGTATAGCAAAATTGCCATCATCTCTTTGGATAACATGGCCACATTTATGTTGACCTGGGTTCTCAGAGTATCCATCATCTAGCACATTGCTATCTGGATTATGCCAATCTAAAGTAAATAAATATTTACCAGGCACCTGATTCTTTTCTCTATCTATATACGACATTCTCATGTTGCTTAGGTTTTCAAATTTTGTAACTGCTACGTGTGGACTAAAAGAATTCCAAAGCACAAGGTTATAGATTGGTTCTTCAGGAACTCCTGGCTTTGTACAAAATGCATTAATTGGCATTCTCCACCAAATTCCACCATCTTCCATTAAAAGATGAAATAAAGGACTTCTACTTTTAACACTAGACACACCAAAAATTACACATGGGAAATATTTGTCGTGGCTGTCTTCTTGATCTCTTAAAAAATTACCACGAACATAACATTCAATTGGCGGTATATTAGCATTTAACTCTGGCATTATTCCTCAACTCTCATTGCTTTATTCCAATTGTCTAGTGCCCAGTGGCCAATTGCCACAGCATCGGCAACATCGTTATCTGATATTTCTCTATCATAATTAATATTAACAAACCTTATAGTCTTTTCTTTTCTTAGGCTACGCTCATGACTTTTTAACCAAGAGTCAGACTTACCTGGATGTTGAGCCTTTAACGCTATACGATCTTCCTTGCTTGGCTTTTTATTACCAATATAAGATTGCCACGTAATTGGTGATACTGATCCTATTTCAGATACCCCGCTTTCCCACAACGCCGCTAAGATTCCGCCTTGAACTAATGCTAAATCTGCAGCGGTCTTTGGACTATTAATAAAGACTGTATGTTCTATTACAACTCCGTCAATTGCATATCTGTCAAACAATGCTCTTGTTTTTGCATAAGCGTCTCCAATTTTTTCATATATATTGCTTCCCTCAAATTTAATTTTTCCATTACAAACTAGTTTTTTGTTAGTAAAAATAGCAAAACCTAAACTATTGGTACTGGCGTCTAAAGAACAAATTGTTTCTGGAGAAATCCCTTTTAATATTTTTAGTATCACTTTGACATTCCTTTTATTTGTTTTAATACTTTTGTAACGCTTTTTGGATTAATTGAGCATTCATAGCATATTTGATCATCATTATATATTGACAAAGGTCCTTTACAGTTTATACACTTTCTATCTTTAGACTTTCTTTTTTGTCTTTTTGACATAGAGTATCTTGTAAGAATTTTTTCTTTTGTTGCTGCATTTCTACAGTCGGGACTACAATATATCTGATAAGATACATTTGGACTGAATCTACCATCACACCAACTACACGGCTTCACTCAATTCCTCCAGGGCTGCTATTTTTATAGTCCCCGCTTCAGCACTTGCACATGCTTTTTGAATTGGACAGTTTTTACAAATCTTTGAATTTGATCTGTAATTTTTTTGTGGAATAGTTCTATCCTTCCACGCTTTCTTTACTGTACGCATCCATTCAAATGCATCTTCTACCCATTTTCTATAATAATCATTAACTTGAACTGGAATAACTAATAGTTCGTGGTTATTTTTATTTTCATAAATCAATACTGCTTTTTTCTTTCCTAAAATTTTCATATAAATTAATATTTGAATTAAATGTCCAGCCTTAGCCTTGCCAGTATTTTTTCTATACTCAAAGCCTTCGTTTGGAACTGTTTTAATTTCACCTAGCACGTCTTCGCCATCCCACTTAAGCATGACGTCACCGTAACCAAAAATACCTGGATCTTGGTTTATAATTTTAAACTCAGTTGTTTCTTGATTATCTTCATCTCTATAAATATTAGCAATTCCAGCATCCATCATTGCCTGTTGAATTCTTGCGTGAGATAATGTTCCATTAGTTCTATTTGCTACACCGTAAGCATCAGAATTATCTTCAAACTCTGCTCCGTCGAAAGCCAGGTACCAATACCTAGCACACTCTCCGTGATTGTATGCAATTGTAGATGGCGCAAAAGTTTTCTTTTGCGTATGCTTTGGAATGTTATTTATAACATACCCTGTTTCAATTTTACTAATTAATTCTTTTGGATCTAAAAATTGTTCTGGTCTATCTGCTTCTTTCTTTTTAATCATTACTTGCTTTAATAGATTGCTTGTCATAGTTTCCTTTGTTTGTATAAGTATATCAGAGATTAGCGAGTAACGTATTTTAATGCTGAGACTAAATTATTAATTGATTCTGCTGCAGTGTAGTATATATTTTTCTTTGCTCTGTTGCTTTTATCTACATTTGCCATCCAAGTAGCCTTTAGCGCTAATTTTGAAGCAATTGCTTGAAGCCTAACAATTTCAATGGTTGCTACTGCAATTGGAATGTCTGGCCTGGTAATTAGTTTAGCAATCATTTCTAAAGAGGTGGTCAATTCTTTATCATCCATGTATTCAGCAATTTCTACCAAACCGTTAATAGATTCTAACGTTGTCTTTTCTGGCTCCATTATTTATCGCTTTCTAGTTGTTTTACCTGATTAAAGAATTGCTCCCTATACTCTTTCATTCTTGGAAGATTATTGTGATAGTCAATAATTTTTTGTCTTTCATCTTTATCCATTTGTTTTTCAACATAAGGTTGATGATCATTCTTATTAGAAAAATGAAACACTATAACTTCACAACGATCTTCTTCTTTTAATTTAATTGGATCTCTCCAATGAATTCTTTCTGCTGCCTCAAAAACTAAAACTTGACTGTTTTTTAAAACAAACTTTTCACCTTCAATAACAACAGCCCAATCAATATTTGAATTCATTTGATAGTCTACACTTATTTTAGTGTAATAATTTTCAGTATCTAAGTGTGGTGGCAACATGGGGGATTGGCCTTTACCATACTTGCCGTAATAATCTAAATATTGATAATGACTTAAAATTAAATCTGGATCGTTATAATACTTTTTTGCAAGATCTACTAATTTTTTTTCAATATCTTCTGGCAAAACAAATTCAATTTGCATTCTTGACATAGACTCAATAATCATTGGAGCAAATCTACTTGAGTTAGGATCTAGTTGACGATTTGTTTCAACAAGATTACGCAGAATATCTTGATCTTCTTTAGTAAAAAATTCATCTAAAACTGCAGTTACTGTTTCCATATTTATATTATACCCTATCCACTAGTTCTTCTATAACGCCAAGTTCTGCTATTAACAATCTTACTTTTTGAGTTCCCTCGCCCAATACAATTATTAATGCTGGAGACTTATCTGTTCCAGATTTTATTGCATCTGTAGTAACTTTTGCCCAAACTTTTTGATTTAATGTAAAAGATTTTGACGCCTCTTTAATATCAATAACAAAATCATTCCAAGTTGCGTCTCCTTTTTTATTACCACGACCAGAATTTTTATGTGCTTTTGCATTCATTCTTTTTATTTCAGATTTTTCGGTCACGCTTTAACCCTTCAATAATATCTTGATAAAACTTATCCATATAATATATAAGGCTTTTTATGCGTTCTCTAGTTTCTTCAAGAGATATTTTTTTATTATTGTCTACTAAAGAAAAATGACAAAAAACCATATCAATAAAATCATCGTCTTTAAAGTTTCTTGGAGTTCTCCAATGGATTTGGCTTGTACCAGAAAAAACCAAAGCCTCATTATCTTTTAAAGTATAAGGTTTGCCTTCAACAACAATTGGCCAAGAAATATTTGACTTTAGTTGCAAGTCAAATGTAAACCTAGGCTCTTCAAAAGTTGAATCAAAATGTGGGCTTAGTATTGGATCTGGGGCGTCAATTTTTCTGTAAGTAGCAAAAGATATTTCAGTTAGTTTAATTTTTTCTGGATAAATGTTTTGGACAAACAAAGAGATTTTATCTACAACATGTTTTGGCAAATCAACAAAATATGCTTTTTGCCTATAGTGCTGCAAAGTCATTGTTTGACTTTCTTGTGCTTTTTCAATTTCAACATAAATGTCTTTGATGTCTTGTTCTGACAGTATGTTTTTATATATTTTATTTTCTAATTTAGTATTCATATACCTATTGTACCTCAAAATCTTTCTTTCTTTTTTTAGGAGGAACCATGTTTACCTTTGAAATATGCTTTTCTGAACACATCCACGTTGCATCTCCAGTTTCTGGCCAGTATCTTAAAAGAGCAACTTCAATTCCACATTTCTTACATGGCCATTTTCCAGGGTATACTGAAAAAGTTTTATCCAAGTTCTTCTACCTTATTTTTTATAAGATTAAATAGTTCTTTATCTTCTTTAACGCGATTGACAAAACCATCTCTTCCTTGAACTTTTGAGCCATCTGGCAATAAATACCAAGCACCTGTTCGCTCTACAATTCCCATTAACTCAGCAGTGTCAACAAGGTCACCAGCAGAATCAAGACCAATATTGTCGCCACGGAAATAAAAGTCATATTCTCCAGATTGAAACCCTGGTGAAGTTTTAGAAAATTGTAATTCCCAACGAATCTTTCTACCGATTTTTTCTTCAATCAACTTATCGCCAACCTTTATTTTACCCTTAATGGCTTGGTTGTCAGACTCAGAAGAAAACAATTTAATCACACATGATGAATAAAACTTAGTAGCCTGTCCTCCAGAAGGTTGCTGGCTGGTATACATAGCATTAATGTTGTTACGGCTTTGACTAATAAGAACTAAAAGAGTTGGTTTAACTTTATTATTTGCATAGTTAAGCATTTTCCAAGCATTACTAAAGTCACGAGACTCTGCTCCAATTTGTTTTGTATTTTCTAAGGCTTTCATTTCATCTGTATCTTTTTCAAAATAAATTGCAGGAAGCATTGAAGTTATTGAGTCTATAACAATTAAATCAACTCCAGCATTTATTAATCCAACTCCTACATCAACCATGTCACTGATAGTTCTTGCTTGTGAATAAATCAATTTTGTTGGATCTACGCCAAGTTGTTTTGCCCAATCTTCAGAGTAAGACATTTCTGAATCAATCCAAGCACAAACCTTTCCTTCTTTTTGTGCAAGAGCAATCATTTGTAAACACATAGATGACTTAGCAGATGACTTACTACCCCAGATTAACACTTGACGACCATATGGAAGTCCGCCTCCAAGTGCTTTATTTAATCCGTAACTAGGCGTTGGTTGGTGCTCAAAAGAAATTCCTTCCCCAGTTCCAAGTCGCTTTCTTAATTTAGGGTCTAACTGCGCTAATACTTCATCTATTGTTATTGTCATTTATTACATCCTCCAGGATTGTTGTGCCTTCTTTGGTTTCACCAAAAGTAAATTTATAGTAATTGCCTTCTTTAATATGCATGTATGCTTTTGCAAATGCTGTGGGGAATACTGTTACTGAGTGTAAGTCTCTACTGCTGTCTGCTAATGTTAACAGTCCCATTTTTTTACCCGCTTTTGTGGTTCTAGATTTAAAAGATATTACATAATGTTGATCGTCAGCATATGGCAACATCTTATAATTTAAGAACTTTACAAGTGGGTTTGCAGAGCCTTTAAGTTCTTCCGCAGGGATAGCACTAACAATTCTATTATCAGAGGCTAGCAAAAGATATGTCTTGCCACTTTCAATTGTAGTCTGCTCATCATCAAAAATACCAACAGAACCAGTTTTATCTAAAATATCTACACGAGACCAACCCTTACCACGTTTAATAGTTTTAATCATTCCCATTAATACAAAAGATCCTTTTTCTTCAAAATCAGAAACATCATTAATAAATGCATGATAGTGAGATGGAATAGTTATATTGAATTCTGGAAGGTTTAAGAATTCATAAAGATTGTTTTTAATATCTTCATCATTTCTTGGATTATCTGAAAAGGTTGCTGCGCCAATTGATCTTAATGAATTTAAGGCTCTGCTATTAACCCCGTTACCTTTAGTAAAAGTAAACTCTTCTAATTCTTTGTAAGTTTTAAAAGGTCTTGCAGCAATATACCTATCTGCAATTGTATCTGAAATATACTTGATTGATGATAAACCAAATCTAATTCCCTTACCTTCAATTTTAAAATCTTTGTCGGAATCATTAATGTGTGGAAGTTTTACTGAAATGTCCATTCTCTTTGCTTCAATTAAGTATTCAGTCCTATTGTCTGGATCTTTTTCATTCTTAAGCAAAGCAAACATAAACTCTAACGGGTAGTAGTATTTGAGCCACGCCGTCCAATACGAGAGAGTAGAGTAAGCGACTGCATGGCTCTTATTGAACGAGTACCCCGCATGCGCCTCAAAGTCCTGCCATAGATCACGAGCCAAATTGGGGCTAATATAATTAGAAGCACCCTTAACAAACTTTTCTTTAAAAACATCGAACTCCCTCGCATTTTTCTTTTTACCAATAATTTTACGGACTTGATCTGATTCAGATTTTGTCATACCGCCTAACTCAACACAAGCCTGCATAACTTGTTCCTGATACAAGATACATCCGTATGTTTCTGATGTAATCTTTTTTAAGACATCGTGCAAAAATGTTACTTTTTGCTTTCCATGTTTTCTTAAAATGTAATCTTTTCCAATAGTATTCATAGCACCTGGTCTAACCAAAGCATTGGATGCTGCTAATTCAGAAAGATTTTTAACGCCCATTTTCACTAAAAGATTTGTGTATGGCGTTGCTTCGCATTGAAAAACTCCTTTAGTATATCCAGACGACAACATCTCATAAACCAAATCATCATCCATATTTATTTCTAATAAGTTAATTTTTTTAAATTGTCTTTTTTCAATTTCTGCAATTGTATCTTGAACCACACTTAAAGTTTTAAGTCCAAGGGCATCTATCTTGATAAGTCCAATTTTTTCTGCTTCTTCCATATCAACAGCAACAACTGGAATTCTTTCGTTAGATCCTGGAGAAGAGCGAGTTTCTAGGGGAGCGTGTTTAAAGATTGGAGTCTTGCTGGTAACAACTCCAGCAGCATGGATACCAGTTCCACGAATACGTCCACGAAGTTGTTCTCCTAGTTTTTCAATTTCTGGATATTTTTCTCTAAACCAAACAGTATTTTTATTTGAACAATACTCTTCCCAAGTATCTATTGTTTTTAAAACTTTATTAACATCTGACAAAGGAACATTTAATGCTCTTGCAACATCTCGAACAACTCCCTTATCTTTAAATTCTAAAAATGTAGCAATAGATGCTACGTGTCTATATTGTCTAACAAGATAATCTTTAACTTCATCACGTCTAGAATCTTGAATATCAGTATCTATATCTGGGAAGTCATTTCTTTCTGGATTAATAAAACGGAAAAACAATAGGTCATGCTCTATTGGATCAATTTCTGTAATGCCAAGTAAATAACAAAGCAAAGAACCAGCAGAAGATCCACGACCTGGACCAACTAAAATTCCTTCTTTTTTTGCCCAATTTATCATATTGCTTACAACAAGAAAATAAGGTGCAAACTCTTTATCTCTGATTACGGATAACTCTTCGTCAAGTCTTTGTTCGTAAATATCATTTCCAAGCCAATTAGAATTTAATCTTTTTTCTTCTAGCCCAGCCAATGCTAGATTTGCCAACTCTTCATCTGGATTTTTATATTGAACTGGAAGTAAGTTGAGTTTATCTTTAATATTATAATCTTTAATCTTATCTGCAATTTCTAAAGTATTAGCATAGATGTCTTCTCTATGGATGTCATGCTCAAGCATTGCATTTTTAATTTCATCATATGATAAAAGATGTATGTCAAATCTATTGAAACTCATCATTCTGTCTTTACCATATAGGTAATCAAGGCGACGCATCATGTCTTTAATGCTTTTAGATTTTTCATATGTAGCATTTTTTTCTAATTTTGCGTGAGTATTTAAAATAAGCATTAACTCTTGGATTTCTTTTTGTGATACATCCGCATGGTGGCAATCAGGAGTAACAATAGGCTTAATGTGAAACTCGTCTGCCAAATCTAATAAAGCAATGTTAACTTGTGCTGAGTTATGTGGCATAAGTTCAATATAGTAATCATCGCCAAACACTCTCTTAAACCATAAAATTCTTTCTTTTGCTATTGCGTAATTATCTGACTCTACGGCCTTAGCAATAATTCCACTTAAACATGCAGAGGTAACAATGATTCCTTTGCTGTATTTTTCTAAAGTTTCAAAATCAAACCTTGGTTTTCTAAAAAACCCTTCTGTCCATGCAATTTCATTAATCTTATTTAAATTTTCCAAACCTTGTTCATCTTTAGCAAGAAGGACTATATGATTGTAAACAGAATCTAATGGTTCAGTTCTTTCTGCTTTTTCTCTACGATCATGACGATCATTAGTCATATAGCCTTCTATGCCAAGGATTGGTTTAATGCCCCTCGCTTTTGCCTCACGAGCAAACTCACGATGTCCAGACAAGGTTCCGTGGTCCGTAATCGCTAAGGAGGTCATCCCTAGCGATACAGCACGATCCAAATATTCTATCGGAGTTGCCACACCATCCATTAAAGAATAATGTGTGTGAACATGTAAACCAGTATAATTCATATTACCAATCTGCGTTGGTAGATGATGTTATAGATGGTGAATCAAATCCCATATAAAATGCTTCTTGCTCTGCATATGGAATCCGCTTTAATGCTAGTTCAAGTTGATATGGAAGAATGTCTGTCCAAGTAAATGGTTCCTTGTCTGGTGCTGAAGGAATTAATGTATA